CTTTAGTATCGAGGATCAAGGACAGGCGGACAGGATTGTAGAGATCATGTCAACCTGTGTTGAAGGACTGAAGATACCCTTCGATGTTGACGCGGAGCTAGGTGATAACTGGGGCGAGGTAGGATAAATGAAAAGAAGACCACTATATGAAACACCAGAAAACCTTTACGCAGAAAAGGTGCTAGCAAAAAAGCTTTCAGACATCTGGTGCTGCGAAGTGCACAAGATGCCTAAAACATCTCCTGTTGATTTGTTTATTGGAGCGAATGGAAAAGCTTGGGGGTTTGTTGAAGTCAAAATAAGAAGTAATGAAAGGGATAAGTACCCTACCTATATGATATCAAAAAAGAAGATAGACGCTGCTAAAAAGATATTCGATGCGACAGGATTACGCACAAACCTAGTTGTTTGTTGGAAAGATAAAACGGGTTATGTGTCGTTAAACGAAAGCTACCCAGAAAGACAGGGCGGCAGGTATGATAGAAATGATTCAGCGGATATAGAAACGGTTGTAGATATTGACATAGCTTTGTTTAAAGAGCTTTCGTAGAATGAACTGTTGGCATTGTAGCACAGAACTTATTTGGGGTGGTGATCACGACTGTGATGATTCAGACGATTGGCTCATTGTAAGCAACCTTCACTGTCCAAACTGCCAGTCGCATGTAGATGTATACTACCCGCGACATAGTGAAGGAGAAGAAGATGTTCGAGGCGATGGTACTGGTTTGCATGATGGGTAATTTAGATAGTTGTTTTGCGGCTGATGATACACGCGGCCCCTACAAAACTATTAATGAGTGTATCAATAGAACCACTGAGATGGCGGCGCAGCTACTTACGATAAATGAAGATCATGTTGTAATGGGTGTACGCTGCGATCCGGTCAAACCACCCGAAGGTGTGGAAACCTGACAGGTTTCACCCTGACAACAGTCATCAATCACAGCTTTACAGTAGTTACACTGCCCGTGTCCGTGCACTTGAACCACTTTTAGGGGTGATTGACAGCGCGGACAGCGATTCTCAGGGACTTGAGGGTGTATTGATACGGTCATTATAAATTAGCTCGACGAGAATCGATGTTTTTATTTAACAATTTCAGTGCTTTGCAACTAGGGAAAATAAGCGTTTTATTTCCCTAGTTGTCTTGTGCTAGGGCGCGGATCCGCTTTACCAGTCTTTTGGCTCGGTTTGGAACCTGATCATGCCACCTCGAATCGACCATTTCATCTGCCGCACGATGCCAATCCCGGTCATCAACACCAGCTTTCATACCCTTGAACTTTGACAGGCGTGGGTAGCCGAGGTTGAAGCACATGTTGGCGATGACCAACTGAGCTTCTTCTGGTAGATCGTCGAAGTCGTCGTACAGTCTGTGGCAATCCTCGATGGTTACAAGGATGTCCAGATCAAAAGCCTGCCGTACCCGCTCTTCTGATACAGGTGTGCCGACTGGCTGACCGTGTTCTGGGTCAGCATCTTTGATTAAATGTCCGATTCCGAAAGTTGGCAGAGCAAGATGATCTAAATATATCTCGTACTTACAACCTTCATCGTCCGCTAATTCTTCGCGTAACTGATCTTTGTTCATTGCTGTCTCTGAGAAATCTGTTGGTTCTTCAGTATATCAATTGGGTTACTACCAAGCAAGCTTAGATCCCGCCGCTGTTGTGGAGCACCGAGGTTCGAGGGCGGAGTTGCGGGGGCCGCTGGTCCTAGTGTAATCTTTCTTGTTGGCTGTGCCGGAGCAGTCTGAACGGGAGCCTGTGTGCTTGGCTGGCCTAATGTAATCCTTCTTGCGGGAGCCGCTTGTTCAGTAACTTCTTCCGCTACAAGAGACTTCTTGTCATATTGTCTAGCCATATCAAGAAGCTGCTGTGCTGGAAGCTTTGCTATTTTACGAGGCTCTCCCTTAACTGCTGTTTCAGCATATACATCACGGAATATCTTATCACTCAGGGTGACTGGTCTAAATTCACCTTTTAAAAGATATCCGAGTTCAGCAGAACCTAAATTAGACTCACGTTTCAGAGCCGTTATAATTTGTTTTCTGTCTAACCCAGCAGCTTCAGCAGCTTTTATATACCCATACATTTGCCGCTGTGCACGAAACGCATCTTCATTCGCAGCCACATACGCTTTAAGCACATCTTCATTTGTAGAGTCATTGGCTTTGGCAACACGAGTAAAGTTACTTAGGGCCTGTGATCTAAGTTCTGTGAACTCATATCCTTTGTATGTCAATGATTTAGGAACATCCAACTCCAGCTTACGGACGCCTGTGGCTGCGGAGAAAGCCTCTTCGTGTACGTTATACTCACGACCTGTCCTTGTTGGAGTACCACTAATCGCTGACGTTACCCGGCCCGGCTCAAACTTACGAGCGGTTGGTTTGACAAACATTTCAATACCGCCCGGTGTAAAACCGCCAAGAATATGTCTAAAGCTATTTCCTATTTTTGTGCCCGTGTCATTGGCGTCATCCCAGATAGGTGAACCAGTGGCAGTCTCACCACCACGACCAAAGTAATCTTTTGGTAGAGAGTCTTGTACCCTTTCGGCAATTAGAGACTCACTGGCGAATGGCTCCATAAAGGAAGTGAAGGCTCCCCAAAAAGAGGCTGTTATTTGTTCTGCTTCACTGGCACCTATCGTTCCTTTTTGAGAATATATTTCCAAGGCTCGACGTGCTGGGGCCAAGGCAAAATCATAGGGCATCATATAGCTAAGATCAGCGTGTTCCCACTTACCGTCTTTTGGTTTACCTAGCGACATAACCTGATGTCCTTCCATAAAGAAAGGCATCAAAGGTTTCATCGCCTGTACGTCTTCTTCTGTGACACCTGTAGCGGCGTAGCTAGCTTTAGCTATTGCGGTAGGTACGACAAAGGCAGATCCGATATAGCTTGTTAGACGATTTGCACCAATAGCTCTGATCTCTCGTTCTAATATCTTAGCTTGGTTTACATCTAACCCACGAATGTTACTAACCAGTTGACCATCCGCGTTTTTAGACACGGCGGTGAATCCCATCTCTTTCATGCTGCGCTGAACAATATTGGTTGTGTTACGCATAACTTCCGCCGGAAAGGCAACGAAGTTACCAGCCACTGGAATACGACGTATCGCTTTTATAGCTTCTGGTACACGCGAATAAATAGGCATTGTCTCTTTTACAATGTCAGAAGCAAACACATCTAGGAAGCCGTACTTACCTGTAAGCTCCGAGGATCGAGGAGCAAGACCAGAGTTAACCAAGTCGCTGGCTACTCCGCCTAAATTATCAGGATCTAGTCCAGCCTTTCTTAAAGCAGCGCTAAACTTTGCTTTTTCCCCAAGAAACCCTACGGTTTTCCAGTAGGTGTCAGTGTCAGAATATATTTTTTGAAGCGGCTTAACCAGCGGAACTTTTTCAATAAGAGAGTTTAAGCTGGTTGCGACTTTTTCTGACTTCATGCCCTGTGTTTCACGAAGCAGTAATTTCATTTCATTAACAGCAAGGTTCTCATCAACCAAACCAAGGTCACCGATCATCGTGTAAAATTTATCGGACTCGGCGTCGGACAAGGCATTTATTTTTTTAAAGACAGCGTTGAATGCCTCCCCAAGTTCGGCTGTACGAGGAAGGTTGCCATTTGCTCCAGCCATAAAAGTACCAGACACAAAGTTGCGAACTTGACTGAGTGGATTAAGAACTGTCTTACTCATCTGAGACAGTCCCTTGGCTTGTAGAGAAATAGCTAGTAATTCATTCGCCAAACCTGCGGCGCGGGTTGGTGTGGTCAATGCAGCCTTTAATTCAATAGGAACATATTCGCCTGACAGATCCCCGTATTGCCCAGAGAAGATAGTCTCACCAGCTTTTTTACCTGTTATTGGTTTACGCTCTCCAAGTCTGACATACCCTGCATCTGTGAGCGTCTTATGAGCAACAGACTTTGCCGAAATGTTTTCACCAGACACAACAAGAGGACGTTGACCTTGATTAAAAGCATCAACAGCATCTGTATATGTCTTTCTGTTGGTCTGTGAAAACTCGCGGAAGAATTTATTTGTCGTATTAAATTTTGATATGTCTGTAACGGTGCGAAGAAAAAGTTCTTTTGGGTCCCGCACCTCATTCATTAACTCTCTGAAAGAAGCGCTCTTGTTTAAGAACTTGGATCTTTTTGAAAAGATGCCCTCAGACAATTTATATAAGGGCACTTCACTCACTTGATTTCTGCCCTGAGTTGCGGCGTTCTTCATAAACCTTAAAGCTACCTCTGGATCCAGTGCTTCATCCAAACCTGTCTTGACGAAAAATTTGTTGACCTCAATCTGAGCAGCAGACGTGGCGGCATCTTTTGTTAAAGAAGAATCAGAGCGCTGCATCATTGTAGCGATTTCGTCCACAGCTTTTTGATACGCTGGCTTCTTCATGATATCAGCGATAGCTACGGTCTCATCAGAAAAAGCACCCTCGTAGAGCCTTCTAACATAGGAGCCTCTGTTATGCCGCATTTCTTCTATGGCTGCTTCTGCCAGATCTTTGTTAACTGTTCCGGCAGTCATAGAGTCTTCTAATTCTTTAACCGCGCTGTCTGTTAGCTCATCTATTTGCGATCTCATTTTTGTAGCGGCGGCGGTGACATTTTCACCATATTCATCCAGCGCCTTAACATCCCCCTCAAGAAATGTTAGTAGATCATCATAGGCTTTTTGAACGCCTTCTTTACCTTTACCAAAGAGCTTCTGTCCAGAAATAACTTTGCGAGTTTCTTTGTCGAAAGAAGCTAGTAGATCCGCTGCCTTTTGAGCTTGCTGGTCCGTAACATTATCAATAGTGCGAAGATCTTCAAAGATTGATTTCTGAGTCTCCCCGGTTGAAGTAAAATACCTTCCAACCTTACCACCAAAAGCGCCAGAAGCTTTTTTACCTAAATAGTCAAAGCCGCCGCTAACTGCCCGTGCCGTCGCTGGAACACCGGGGACCATACTAACCGCTCTGGTTGTAACACCAAGCGCTGGAAACAACGCCTCGAAACCTGCGCCGATTGCTGTTCCCTCAACACCCATACGAAGCTTATTGCGAAGACGACGTGCCGCTTCATCTCTTCCCTGTAACCCACTATCAACTTCCGTTTCTAGGGCGTCCGGCAGAATATCAAAGGAGTCTGCAAGTGTGTGAGTGCCATCAGGCGCTACCAACATCTCAACTGCGCCACCAGTTAAACTGGTGGTTGCTGCTAGTTTAGCTCTTGCGGTAAAAGCGTTATTAGATCCGAGAAGCGCCTTGCCTGTTTTTGATTTACCAATGGCGTCTGCTAGTTTGGCCCGTCTGCTTGTAGCTGGCAGTACAGAAGCTCCTCGAGCTACAGAACTTGCACGACCCATAACACCAAGAACAGGAACAAGAGCAGTTCCAAACAAAGTCAAAGCTTCAGCAGTTTCACCTGCTACTGTTTCTGGGGTAAGACCGAGATAGTTTTTTGCAGCCTCAAAGTTTTCTGTGACTGCGCGACTGCTGTCTGTATCAAAAGCTAAATCAACACCTGACGCTACCGTCTCTGCGATGCCTTGAGGAAGACCAATAAGACCTGCGCCTACACCTTGAGCTATGTCAGAAAAGGTGCTTACCTCTTCTTCTTCTACAGGCGCACCAAGAGTTATCTTAGGCGCTGTTGTTTCTAAAGGTGCACCAAGAGTTATCTTAGCCATTTTTAACCCTCTATATTAAGAGGACGAATTTGACCAGCTACATTAATTTCTCTAACGCCCTGATCATATAGGGACTGCAACACCTCATCACTAGGTGTTTCATTGAAAGTCGTCTGAAGCTGCGTTGAACCACCGCCAATCGCTTGACCGAAGCGATCAAGTAATCTTTTTTGAGTTTCTTCCCCGCCAACCGGATCTTTAGCTGCGGCGTCAAAAGCATCTTGATACTGACTAGCCCAGACTAGTGCTTGACTTCTAGCTGTCGCAGGATCGCTACTAAGTGGGATACCCTGAACATTTCCAACATCTGCGGCAGCACTAGCGCCTTTGTCAAGATCGGTGATTGAGTAACGGCTCGTAGTTGCAGCCTCAACCAGTGACTTATAATATGTCTCACCTTGTTGTGTAAGCTCAAACTTACCTGTTTCTGGGTTAAACCCACCGTTGCCTTCAATCAGCATCGCCTTTTTTGCTTCATCCGGCAACATTGAGATCTGAAGCGCCCAGTTTTTGTAAGCTGTATCCGCCGCCAGTTTTTTGTCAGCCTGTTTTAAAGTATTCAGTTGATAAGAAAGATTGGCCTGAAGTTGAAGACCATTCATCTTGTGTGTTGCTTCACGGTTTTGTGCTTGAAGCAACGCTGCATCAGCGCCCTGCACGGCTGCTTGCGCTAGACGCTGTTGGTTATAGTTAAAGTCATTTTCTGCCGCAGCTACAGCCATTGCTCTGTCATTCTTGGTCTTTACTAAATCCATAGAAATAGCGCGGAGTTCTTTTCTATCTTCACGCTCTTGAGCGTTTAGAGTAGCTATATCCTTACCATATCCTTCGAGGCCAAAGCCAAGACCTTTAGCAACATTAGTTAAAGTATTCTCACTTTCACCAGCAGCAATCGCTAGACCTGCTCTCATCAAGCCCATCCAAAAAGCATCCTTGCGATTTTCGTCGTAGTCTGTTTTGTCAATTCCAGATATTTTTAGGGCTTCATCACGAACATCTTCAAGAGAAAACTCTTTTGCTGTAGCACGTTTTTTAGAAATAGCGTCGTCAAACAATTTACTTGCTTCTGTCAGTCTGTTTTGAGCGTCAATAACAGCTTCTTTGTTTTCGGTAACTCCGGTTAAAAACTGTTGATTAAAGTTGGTTACGTCATTTTCAAACGCTGTAGTGAAATCCGATTTTTTAGTTGTAGTCCCGTACACATTCTGTAAAAGCGCTGCGGGTGACAACAGCTTACCACTTGCTTTAGATTTAGATTTATCATCACCCGTTTGTGGTTTTGATGGTGGAGATGTCGTAGCCGCAAGTATTTCACCGGGCATCGAGCCGTCAGGAGCTATATTACCAAACTCATCCATTGATTCAGCCGCAGTAGGAAATGAAGGAGTATACCCAGATGGTCTGTCTGGAAAATCACCGCGCCCTTTCATACCCGCTGCTATTTGTTCGGCAATAGTCCCTTTCGGCTTTGCTGCTTCCCCAGCGCCAAATACAGTTCCAAGAACTTCAGGAGCACCTAAAATCGATGTAGGCGCTTCACCAGATACCGCCTCAAGAGAAGACTCATCAGGCATTGCTTGTAGTTTATCTCCAGCAGTAAATGAACGAGCAAACTTTTTTAGTGGGCTGTCTGGAAACGGACCCACTATATCCATAACAGCGGGACCGCGTGTTCTGGTAATTTCGTCAAACACAGAACCCACACCCTCGGCTATCTTGCCCGGCACTTGTGCCAGCTTTGCTGAACGCTCTCTGCCGCCTTCAGACTGACCAATACGTTTAGGCCCAGTGGCGTCGGTCAAAAGATTTTCTGGGTTTACGCCTACAGTAACAGGAACTTCATCACCAGAACCACGAACAGCCATCACAGGCGTACCTGAAGCCAAGGAACCCAGTTTATCAGTCGCAGCCAGCGGGACCTGCTGAGAAGGCTGAGAAGCTTGAGCCTCAATACCCGCCAAAGCATTTGCTGCTGCCATCTGTATAGAACGAGGCAAGCGTTGATCTGTAGCAATATTGTTCAGAGTTGACTTGTCGCCAGCTTGTTTTAGCTGCTGAATTGTCTGCATGTATTGACCGACACTACCACCTTGATTCATCTTCAGGGGCTGCGTGGCACCACGCTGTGCGGCTAGCATAAGTTCAGGTGACGACGCCAAGATACCCATAGGTTGACGTGACATACCGGGCTGCTGTAGCCGGAACAATCTGCGCTGTAAAGGATTCATACTATCACCTAAGTTGGGCTACCAAAGAAGCTACCAAGACCACCTGCTGCGCCAATCGCACCAAGACCCGCTGTGCCAAGACCAAGCAACTGTGATGTTGTGCTTGGCGGCGGTGTTGTTGAGGTCTGATATGTGGACTGCAACGCTGGAACACCACGGAAGATATCTGACATAAAGCCGACCTGCTGGAATGGAAGAGCCTGCTGTGCCAGCAAGTTGCGGCGCTGTACATCTAGTTCTGCTTGTGACTGCTGCTGTGTCATGCCGCCGAGGCCAAGCAGTGTGTTGATGTCCTGAGTACCAAGCTGCTGACCCAACTGTCCGAGGCCCGAGAACAAAGCTGAACGCTGCCCTGCCAGTTGTTGTGCTTGCCCGAAACCTGACTCTCGAAGCTGGGCTGCTGTACGAGCCTGCTGCTCTAATGTACCACGGGCCAGTTCACCAGAGGCCACGGCTGCACGAGAACCACCAAAGGCCCCTGCGCCAGCGGCCTGACCAGCCAGTTGGTTCTGCTGCATGGCACCGCCACGAGCAATATCTTTCATAGACTGATCAATTACGTCCTGTGTAAAAGGACTCATAAACTGCTGGTAGCCCTCTGGTGCTGCCAGTGCTGCGGCTTGCTGCATGTAAGGCTGGTAGGCACCAATACCCTGCATGCCCATCTGAACAGCCTGCTGCTGTTGCGGCGATAAGCCAGCTAGTTGTTCCGGTGCATAGGGCTGTGATACACCCTGTAGTGCTTGTGCCGACGCGAAAATATCTTTCAGGAATTCTTCCTGAAAGGGCGCTAATCGGGTAATTTGTTCTACGGTTTGTGTTGCCATTATGCCATACTCTCTAGTTCAGCCATCATATCATACATTCGTGCTGCTCCGATATCCCTATCTCCATTTCCTGCACCACGAACTGCTTTGGCTGTTAATACAAATTCGCCGTCGGATAGTCTGGCTGGTACGGAATCAGAGGTTCCAGTACCGGGGCCGTTGACTTCACCCCCCGCCTCATACTTGAAGTCTTTTTCACGAAGCATTAACAATTCATCGTTGTAGGCTTCGACTTCGTCTTCGTTTGCAAGGTTGTAAACAGTTTGAGTTATTGGCCCCACAGCCTTTTGTTCATACGGACGACCTGCCCGTGTTTCTGGATATCCCGCAGATACAGCTTCTTCCTCTTCGCCACCTGCCAGTAAACCAAGAGCGCCTACGCCAAGTCCTGCTGTGAGCAGCTTGTTGTTAGCCATAAAGTCACCGATGCCGCCAAGGATACTAGTGTCTTTAGTTAAATCTGTAATAGGGACCTCACTTCCGATACCAATATCAGCTACCTGTGTAGCTGCTGTATTAGCGACGCCGCTTGCACCTGCTGATGGCATAAATATACCTTTTGTTGCAGCCTGCCCTGCTGATGGGAGATAACCTTGAGCCAAGGATCCAGCGCCATAACCTAATGCACCAGCCATCAAAGCATCTTCAATGTCGCCACCTGCGGCTAGACTGCCAATACCAGCGCCAAGAGCTGTACCTAATCCAGCGCCGCCACCAAAATAAAAACCAAGACCAGCACCAATAAGTGGCGCGGCCTTCTTTAGCGACTTGCCGATTTTTTTAAAGATATTCGCCATTATGCTACCTTTACTGTACCACTGTCATTATACAGTGCTCCTGTCTCAAGTCCAGTGGCGCTTGTAGGCAGGTCAGTTAGTGTTATTCTTGTGCCGCGCAACTCACCGGGGTTGCGCTCCTGTTCGATAAATACTTCCAGCGCACGAAGTAAATCCTGCATGTGCTGTTGCGAATACTCTGACGGGGCTTCCGGTAGCCTTGGTGGTGCAATCTGAGTGCTGGACATTAGCGTCTACCGTCCTGTCTAACATCCACGCGAGGGCTTCCAAGCTTCCATTTTGATTCTAATGCGTTAGATTCTACACGAACTGCAAAGGAACGTCCACGAACACGAAGATCTAACTGATTTGTAAATTCTTCAACAGGGCTTACGGCTGTTCTTGACGTAGTCCCCGCTGCTGTATTACCAAAATCTTCGCCCGGAAAGTTACGCGCCTTGAGCGTAAAAGTAGCCTGCGGCGAACTAATGGCAGTCGAACCAGTAAAGGTAAGATCCGGTATGACGCGGCGGATGTATGCAAAATGATCGCCGTCGCCAAGATCCATAGCCGCTGACTCTATGAAGGAATCCATAGGCTGACCATCGTCATCGTAACCGAACTCGTGGTTATACAGAAGTCCGCCATAAGCGGCGATTGGGAAGTCCCGTGTTCCACGATCCAACCACGCTGTTCTTTCAATCGTGCCAAAGTACCACAGCTTGTCAATGTAGTTATACACGACATACCTGTCGTTTTCTGATGAGGCAGCAGAAGGATATAACCACATCACTTCGCCGAACTCACTGTTGACCGCACCAAACACCTTGTCAAATTCAGCCAAGTTGATGTCCGCAAAAACTTTGTCTTTTACAGTGCAAGGTAGCTGTGCTGTCTGACCAGCGTAGATGTAAAAGTTATCCAGCCCCATCCAGAACACAAAGTCCTCGGTAGCCACAGCAGCGTTCGGGCCGATGATGGTAATGTTATTAGCAAGCTGTTGCAGGCCAAATGTGAAGGGTGGTCCGATGAACCGGAGTGAAGTGAGCGCTGTATCCGTCCACACCAAGATCTCACGCTTTGTTTCAATGGCTCGTACAAACGTAGATCCAGAACCAAGGCGCAAGTCTCCCGCAGTGTTGGTCGCAGATGGATACCAGTCCAGCGGATCTTCTTGATCCGAGAACCGAATAAGCAGCGGATCTTGAACACCGTCACCCTGTGTGCCAGAAGGGCTGGCATTAATACCATCACAACCAAACGCTAGGACGTGTCGATCACGATCAGAGACCATCACCTGCTTGCAAAATGTGGGTACGGATGTTTTGGTTCCGGACAACGTAGATAGCTCCACGGCTCTTGAACTTGCACCACCGGATTTGTCCCAGTAATAAATGAACGAGTCTCGTGGGTTGATAAGTAAGTCTTCGCCAAAGTTATCATGCGACCAAAGACGAATTTTATTTGTTGTGGTCAAACCGCCGGGTGCAGTGCTACCCCAACCGCCGCGACCATAAGTACCCGCGCCCCAACCCGTGCCGCCAACAGTTGTGTCCAAACCAACATTGATCTGATATTCGCCAACTACGGAACCCCCACCATTGCCTGTGTCTGTAGCAAGAGCAGGGACAGAAACCGTAATTTCATATGTGTCCGCATCGACAACACGAGTGACTTGATGCTCGGCGTTTAGGATACCGGCGGTGATGTCGCCGCCAAGACTAACAGCGCCGGAGACCGTCACAAAGTCAAACTGCTGACAGCCGTGACTGGTGTGGGACACCGTTATAATTGAACTACCTGTTGTGGCAGCAAATGTTAGCGCACCCGCAGATGTTGTAGTGCGAATAGGGGTAACGTCGTTAAACGCCGTGCCTTCTTCAATGTAGTATTTAAGATGTGTTCCAAGTCCAAGCAGGTTTGAACCGTCCAGCGCAATCCAGTTGTGAAGCGCACGGGCAGAACCCAAGTAGGTAGCCGCAGAAAACTTTTGCCAGCCGCCAATCTTTTCGGGGTATCCAAGCCGGAACCTGATCTTGTCACCGTCACGCCAGCCGCCTTCATTAGAATAAGACGTTATATCTCTGTTGATACCGGGGCGGAACTGTAGCTTTGTTAGCGGCATAAAACCACCTATGTTTTGATAATATAGGTCAAAATAAATGTAGGCTGGACGTTGTTGTGTGCCTGACCGCTACCTGCGGAGCCTGTAGTTCCACCCTGAACAGACGAAACATAGCCGGGACTACCACCACTACCTGTAATACTGTTAAAGCCACCACCAAAGTCGTTGTAGTGAGTATGTGCTGGCATCTGTGCGGTTGTTAGTGTGTGCGATTGTGAACCAGCCGCACCACCAAGAACGTCACCATTTAATGGGCTAGTAAGTCTGTTAGCGGAAACTCCACCCATATCATCTTTACCAGCAACAACACGACCACGGAGATCCGGCAGGTTAAACGTAGTTGAACCATCCCCGTTGCCATAGGTAGTCCCAACAACAGCAAAAAGGTCAGCGTATGTTGTGCGGCTAATTGCTTGCCCGTAACAAAGCAGCCAACCTGTAGGTGCGCTGGCTCCTGCATACGGCATTAACATGCCTGAATTAAACGCAGATGCAGCCACATCAGCAAAGCTCAACTGGCCTGCACCATCTGTAGTTAGAAACTCTCCAGCATTACCGTCGGCTTGTGGATGTTTAATGCCATCAATGATGACATCCCCTGTGCCGTCTGGTGTAATGGCAATATCACCGTCGCTAGTAGACACGATTGAATTACCGTTTACATCCAAGTTACCACCAAGTTGTGGGCTGGAGTCGTCAACTACATCCGACGGAACGGCGCGTACTTGAGCAGACGCGCCACCACCATCAGCGTAAATCCAAGCGGTCGCGCCATTTGTAATTGTCGCGTTGCCACCAGAACCTTGTGTAAATACAGCAGACTGCCCAGAGTTGTTGTATACAAGGTACACTTTTTCTTGGTCGGTAGGTGTAATGCTGATTGTATTTGTACCAGTAGGTGTGCCGCCTAATACAAGCACACGGTAGTGACCGTCGGATAAAGACCCGTCCGATGTCGATAAGGTATGTGATGTGCCTGTTAATGTAATATTACCAACACCATTTAAACTCCGATCAATAAGATCAAAGTTCGTATTGGTTGTAGTACCCCAAGTACCCGACTGTTCACCGGAGCCGGGTTTTTCAATACCTGTGTTTACTGTATAGGTAGACGCCATTTAAACCACCTTTTGTGTCCAAGTCTCTACTGTACCACCTGCGTTAATTTCTGTCCATGTCCCGCCTGTTGGCACAACCTGAACCCAAGTTTCTACAGGGGAGTTGTTAGGAGATTGCGCCCAATCATCCCAGTATAATCGGCCTTCGGCTGATTGTATGAATACGGCAGAAACATCAGACTCAAGCAACCTAACAAAGCCGCCGGAAGATATTTCTGTGAAGACAGAGATAATTTCTGCCTCGGATAGCTGTAATATACCGCCAAGTGAGCTTTGAGTAAACTCTGCGCTTTGTTCTGACAGACCAATAAAAACCTGAACAGCCGCAGCACTCTGTGTGAAGTTAGCAGACTGCTCTGAAACACCCGTGGCAAATCGTAAACCTTCGGTCTCTTGTGTAAAGTTAGCAGATTGCTCTGACACACCATTGAATACAGTAAGCGGGGTAGTTGTTTGGTCAAAGCTCGTTACACTCGCCGACACACCTGTAGCAAAACGGGTAGGCACCGTGGTCTGTGTAAAGATTGTGGATGCTTCCATCAACCCAACAAGAATGCCAACACCAATAGTTGTTTTTGTTGCAATAGCTTCGATTTCGGCAGAACCGTCCAGTGTCAGGTTGCCAGCATTTGATTTGGTAAAGTTAGCAGACGCGGTTTCAGAGGCAGAGAGTAAAACCCCCTGATTTGATATAGCCTTTTCTGATATGGCAACCGCGCCTAGCATCAGTCTGCATCCGCTATGGTCAGTTCGCCAGCAGCTACTTGACGCATGATTTCTGCGTAGTGTCGGTTGGAGATAACAAGTGGGACGTGCATTTCAGTACCATCAATGATAGCTGTAATCCCCACATTTTCCGTGTCATCTATATCTTTGTAATATTGAGCTGATGTAATGTTCATTTTATCCCTTTCTATAACTCCGCATCAACGTCATAAGCACCGGAACAAATGTTACCAGCAGAGTTGTATATGACGATATTGCTGGGGGAGTAATAAACATTATCTGGTGCGGTTGACGTTAAGCCGCCGGTGCCAGTGCGAGTTCCTGTGGGTGTGGTTCTCATTGTTGTGGGGTAAGAGGCGTTACCAGCAGATGTGGCAGCGTTTGTACTAATGTTCCACCCAATAACTCTAATGTCTGTTTGAAAATACCGCTGACACAACGCCAGTTCTTCGCCATAGCTACGGTGTTCAAACGGCGTGGCTGTCTCGCCGACTTCTAGCTGGACGCCTGTGATGTAGAACGTGGCTCCGTTTGTGCCGACTACTGAGGTTGCGCCTGTGACTGAACGGTAATCAGCCGCCGCCCATGCTCCAGCAGTTCCAAGAAGAGATGTTAAACCAATACCTAGCCCAAAAATTACAGAAATACCCGTACTATTTGTTGTTAACCAAGTCCCCGTTGTATCACCAGAAACCGTAATATTTATAGTTGTCCATGTATTAGCGGAAGATATTGTGTATGTAAAAGGATAGCTTCTAGTTTTAGCACTGTTTTGTAAGGAGCCACCAAATGTTCCAGTCAAACTAGAGTAAACACGAAAAGACAAGGTGACTGACGCCGCTGAAGCTGTGCCCCACGCAAGGTCTGCAATGTTGTTACCCTCTATTGACTGTTGAACATAAAAATATTCGGTGGTTCCAACTGAGTAAGCAGAAGTAGATGTAAATCCCATGTAGTTTGTAAAACCAACTGGTGGCGTCACAGCCCCAGCATTTTGCTGTACTGTTAATTTACTTGCTTGAGAAACAACGTGTTGCCATCTATCTAAACTATAAACGTTAGAGTCACAGCTTACACTCGCCCCAGCGTTCCTCTGGTCAATCCGCACAGCCCCATTGATGATGAGGTTGCGGCCTGTCAGGCCACCAGCATCCGCGCTGCCAGCTAAATCAGCTATGTCTCTCGCTCTACTCATATCTAATTACCCCACCTTGAAAACGAAGAAGTTATTATAATCGGCATTTGCGTGACTTGCGCCAGTTATGACCTCAAAGGTAATTTTGTCATTCGCTTGAAGAGTGATTAGAACGTCTTTAGACAGGGTTTCGTTGGCATTTGCCACATTTTGTGTGTTCGAACCGGGAATAGCAGATCCGTTTTTTCTTGCTTGTAATATAAAAGCACCATTACCCGTGTTACCTAATGCGTCGTAATGAACCATATACAAACCATCTACAGGCACTTGCATAGCGGTGTTACTATCCTCAAAACTGCATCCCCCTGATGTTACTTGGTTTGTGTTAAAAGTAATAGTGCCTGTCTCAGTGGTACTGTGAGAACCTTGAGCATAAACTGACGTTCCTGCATCAATTCTTCCACCAGTTGCAATATTGCCACTGCTATCAATCGTCAGCGCGGTGTTGCTGTTCGTTGGATCTTGGATCTCACTGACTTTTAAGATGCTGGTCATATCAATCTACCTCTACTGAGCTGGTGCTACACGTTCAAACATTACGTTGGTTCTAATTTCTGTTGTAGAACCCCATACATAAGAGGCTGCATCCATAGACGTTGCCCGAAACTTGACTTTGACATTTGTCGTATCAGTAACATTCACAAAAACGCTAGAAGATATTGACCCACCATTCACAGTACCTGAACTGGCTGAAACCAAAGCCGCTACATCAGTGTACGTTGAATTGTCTGTCGTAACTGAAATCATTGGTGCGAAGTTGTCACTCCCATCATCTCTTTGTTGAAAGGAGCCTGTTACCTTATACAAACCAGTCTGAGGAAACGTGAATATTCCAGACGAATGAGACATTCCAGAAACCTTACCAAGACCAGTAAATGCAACCTGTGACCAAGCTGTTATATCACTGTCGCCATCAGTTGTGTGATTAGCGTTTAGATACCACTGGTCAAAGACGTATGATGCGGTCATATCGACACGACCACTGCTATCAATCGTCAGCGCCTGCGAGGTTCCCGTCTTACTGTATATGTTGTCTACATAAAGGGTACTCATAACCACTCCTCGCTAGGCGCATTAGGCCAAGTCGGGTTGTCTGGATTAGTCTGCCGGATGGTGCGGATGCTGTCACGATAAGTGGCAAACGCCGCAACACAGTCTGTTGTCAAGCCGCTGTCTGGTAGTTGTGTCCAGTCGGTTGCGTTTAAGATAGCTTCGGCTGTAGAAATTGCATCTACATTCCCATTAGCAGGGGCATCATGTATTGTGATGTTTTTGTAGTTAGCCATAATTTTACCCCACCAACCTAAAGTTAACTACGTTGTACCAACTAACAGAACTTATAAAAATGCCGCCTGCTTGCAACCTCGCTTCCAAATAATCATTAGCGGACAACTCTATTAATCTTGTATATGACACCGTATGGTATTTTGTATCGTTGTCTGAATAGATGTTAGAACCCTCGTTTATATCTGTACCATTTTTGCGGAGTCGCACATCGAGTTGACCAACAGTTCCGTCATCATCTTGCAACAAAGAAAGACTGATTTCATAAATACCAGCTATAGGTGCTGTGAATCTGCCAGTAGAAGAACTATAGACATTGCCTTGATTTATAAAGATGTCATCAAACTTAATGACCCCCGCAGTATTGTAAGGGTTAGTAGTATCGACTGAGTTTGATGTTGTTAAACCTACAGAGGCACAAGGTAGCTGGGGCATTAAGACACGCCCATCGCTATCAATAGACAGCGCACTTGTGCCTGCTGCATTATTTATCTGGTCTACATTCAGTATCGAAGCCATCTGCGCCTCACAGTATCGTCAAGTTGCCATCAACCGTAATGCTGGTTGAGGAATCAATGGTTAGCGGCCCAATAGCCAAAGCATTTTTGGTTGAGCCAATAGTGGTATCTTCGTCAACCGTCTGGTTATTAGTACGGAACACAGCCGTGTCTACCGTGGTGTTAGTTGTCTGGAACTGCGGCGCAGTTATCTCGCCTACAAACGTCCCGCCGCTAGCCTTGCTCACTGTGTCCGTCACGCTAAATGCGCGGAATGCACGAATGACAATCTCATCATTCAGCGACGCGCCACTGGCTAACGTAATAGTGGTGCCGCTGCTTGGTGTGTAGTCTACTGTGTCCAGATGTACACCGTTTAGGTACACATCTACATCGTTGCCACTAAACGCCAAGATAGCGCCTGCATTGTCCGCCCCGGTAAATGCTGTCTGGCCTGCGGTTGCAATGTACTTATATACCTGCATTGCGTAAGACAGGGGCTGGTCAACGGCGCGACCAAAGAAGCGTACAACAATCTCATCAGTGTTGGCTGGAGCCTCGGAAAAGGTCAGTGTGTTCGCGTAGGCCGTATATGAAGCGCTGGCTCCCGGTTCCTGAACCACGTTACCAACAGTCACAAGTATAGCTTCGCCGCTGGCTACATTCTGCGCCAGTGTAAAAGCTGTAGTAGACCCGTCCCCAGTAAACTTCTGGAACGTGATATCACCTACATTTGGATCTATACCTATGTAAGCCATTAGGCGAGGTCTCCTAAAATTCCAGAATGAACCCAAGCCCTATCAATGTTTGAAGGTGTGGAGTCTTTGATTTCGTATGTCCAAGCAGACGCAGTTGGGTCTGTAGCAAACCTCTGACCAAAATCACCATTCAACTGACTTAAACACATAGCACTATAATCAGCCGCACTCATATTTGACGCAAAATTATTTGTCAGCAACCCTGTTCCCAAATCAGAAACACTAGAGATGTTTAAGCTATTTCTGATTGAGTATGTTGCCGATGCGTTTACATTTGCCCAAGCCTTCGCACTACCATTAATCACATAGGTAGTATCGACAGACTCGGTGCCTGCATTATTGGCAATGGTGGTGACTCTCAGTTCGCTTGCCATCAGCTTAAATCCCCCAACCCTGCCATACTCACATATGGATAATCAAAATCACCAGTTGATGCACCCGAATAAGTTGCAGATGTTTCAACGCTTGATGTTAAAATATCAAGTCCGTTTATTGGCATATTTAATTTTACAAAATTCCCATTGTGGTCTTCATCTGTGTTCATTGAACCAAGAGTCCAATAACCTTTAGCTGTGGCAAAATTGTTGACAAAATTGTATTTATAGTTTCCTTGACCCACATCTGTGATTGACCCGACATTGAAACTGTCAATTGCGGTTGGAGTGCCAGTTCCATCGTGTGTAATCCAAAACTTCGCCAACCCCTGCTGAAGTGACTGCGTAGCCGCGCCGCCTTCGCTAGTAACTGTAATGTCACCAGCCGATGCAATCCCCCGCAGTTCATCTACCTTCAGGATACTAGCCATTATGCGAGGTCTCCGTGTGCTATGCCGTATGCAAGTTCAATATCAGAAAATGACGCTGCCGCAACCTGATGGCCTCTTACTCCAAATAGACTGCTTGTAGGGACTATGCGTCTACATTGCCCAGTTGTTTCGCCGTCACTATCGCCTGTATTAGCCGCACCTAAACCAATACCCGCATAATTTCCATCTGTCATACTGTTCACTAAAACCACATCATATTTTCCGGTGCCATCGTCATTTAAAGAAGAGACGTTGAATGAATCACGAATTGCTATAGTGCCTGTGCCGTTAAAGTTCACCCACGCCTTAGCCGCACTCTGCTTAGTCAACGCAACTGGGTCAGTTCCGTTGGCGGCTACAATGGTGTCTACATTCAACACACTTGGCATCAGACAATACTCCAGTAACCATTAACGGTGACGGTGGCGTTCTGGGTAATCGGACCCGCACTCATGCCATTCTGGTCAGCATCAATGGTAAAGTCAGTCGAGATTGTCTGACCATTACGGCGCACGACATTAACGTCAGTTGTTTCCTGAGTATTGTCCACCATATTTGCTTCGGCTTTACTAAGGGCCATTGTGTCCCCCTATGCGTAAGGGTTGTCCCCACAGCATGAAGGCCATGCGGCTTTAAGAGCAATGATGCTGTCTGCATCATCACCAGCGGTAGGTGCGTCACGAAGAGCCTGCTTGTCGGCAACGATCTGAGTTGTGTCAGCGTTGCTTTCCAGTGCTTTCATGTAGTCTGTGTCCAGTGCGGCAAGCAAAGGCGTCCGCGCCTCGCGTACTTTGTCAGCAAAGATTTCTTTTGCTTTGGTCAAGTCTTCAGTGATTACGCTGCCGGACAGTGTCCAAGCACCACGAAAGTCACGATTTGATGGGACGGTTGCAGTTGACGCGTCAATCTGATTACCGTCTTTGTCCACAATGTATGTTTGTACAGCCATTAGATACTCCTATGCGGCTAGTTCATCAGATATGCGCCACGAATTGCGCCACTCTCTAGTCTGCGGTAATTGTTGCTTTTTGCATATTACCATTTTCGGCTTATTGCCGCTATCCCAATTCTGCCAGACGTGCTGTGGCACATCTTTCTGAATTAGGTATTCAATTGCTTCTTCTTCGGTCATCGCTGGCATTGGTTCTGTCTGGTGCAACAGGTAGCCGCGAGTATGCTTCTTGAAGTCAGGTTGCGCTTCGTCCTTTGCAAGTTCCCAATACACCCACACAGGTGGCAGGATACCGCCCTGCAAAGCACACGCCATCCAATTAGGATCAGGCACAAGTATCTTGGCGCACTCGTCGATGCTGTCCTCATACACCACGCGATAGTCTGACTGCACACCGTCTAGGTTTTCCTTTGCCCAGCACAGACGGTCAAACAGGTGTGTGCCTTTGAAGTCTGGTGTGTTCATCAGGCGAGGTCTCCGT